TGAAAGATTTATCGTTCGGTTTGAAATACGCCGTGGATAGAGACAAGAGAAAAGATGACTAGGAAAACTCTCGTTCTAGATATGATTGTAGGATCTAAACGAAATGGAGAAACATATTATGATTAATTACCGTGAATGTCTGAATCGTGCTGTCGCAACTTTTATTGCGGGTGCAACAGCGGCACCTTTAACTGCCGCCATAGTTGACATATCATTCTTCAAGGCCGCTGGCTGTGCTGGCATCGTCGCTGTGTGGAACTATCTTGGCCGCACCGCTCAAGCGTGGGTGAATAACTGAGATGGCTCGCCCATCACACAACGATCTTCTAGCGAAATATCGCAAGAAGATGACGACTTCCCGTCGTTGGCGGCGGGAAGAACATTACGACAATACTTGGAAACGTCTAGTTGACTTGTACCGTGGCCGTCACTACGAATATTTTACGGACGAAGATCGCGTGCTCGTGAACCTTGCGTTCTCGACGATCAACGTGATTGCGCCGTCCATCGCAGTGAACTATCCGAAAGTCACAGTGAACGCTGTGAACCCTGAGAACGCCCCCAATGCTGTGATTGCTGAAGCGGTGGTGAACTACTGGTGGCGGCATCGCGACTTCAAAGATCATTTCCGTCGTGCCGTCAAAGATTTCTTGATTGTCGGTCACGGCTGGTTGAAGGTCGGTTACCGTTACGTGGAAGAAGAACGTGTCGGCGAGCATGAAGATATTTCTGATCCAAATGTTGAGGACAATGTTACGTCCACAACGCTGGTCATTTTGCAGGACGAACCTTTCGTCGAACGTGTTTCACCGTTCGACGTGTTTATCGATCCTGACGCAACAAACATGCACGACGCTAAGTGGATTGCTCACCGTGTACGTCGCACCGTGAACGATGTGCGTACCGACAAACGGTACGCTTCAAAGGTGCGTGCCACAGTTGCCGCCGCAAGTTACGCCAAGTACACGGATGATCCGTCGTCACGGAAAATCCATGACAAAGAAGAAGGCTATGTCGATGTGTACGAGTTTTATGATCTGAAGAACAACACGGTCAGCGTGTTCTGTGACTCGGGTGACGGCTTCCTGATCAAGCCGAAAGAACAGCCGTATGCGTTCGGACATCCGTTCATAATGCTACGCAACTATGATGTGCCAGACCAGTTCTATCCGATTGGTGAACTGGAAGCCATCGAACCGTTGCAACGTGAGTTGAACGAAACCCGAACCCAAATGATGAATCACCGTAAACGGTACGCACGCAAATATTTGTACCGTGAAACAAACTTTGATTCTAACGGTCGGTCTGCGTTGGAATCTGATGATGACAACGTGATGGTTCCTGTTCAAGGTGACAACCCGCTCGGAGATGTGGTCGCTCCATTCCCTGCTTTGATTAACCCACCAGAGTTCTACAATCAGTCGGAGTTGATCCGCACAGATATCGAACTGGTGTCTGGTGTCACAGAGTTCATGCGGGGCGGCGTATCAGAGATTCGCCGTACCGCTACAGAAGCGGCTCTCATTCAGGATGCACAGAACGCTAGAACTGCGGACAAACTTGCTGTCATCGAAAAGTCGGTGGCGGAAGTTGGCCGCCGTATTTTGACGTTGGCACAGCAGTACATGAGTGGAGAGCAGGTTGCCAGAGTGATGGCGAAAGACGGTGAGCCGATGTGGGTCACGTTCGATCGTGACTATTTGAATGGCAGTTTCGATTTTGAGGTTGCGGCTGGTTCTACCCAGCCGAACAATGAGGCGTTCCGTCGGCAGTCTGCTATGCAAATGGTGGATGCGATGGCTCCGTTTGTTTCTGCTGGTGTTGTGGATGTGGAAAAACTGGGTGCGTATGTGCTTCAGTACGGTTTCGGGGTGAAGAATCCTGAAATGTTTATGACACAGCCACCACAAGCAGAGATGCAACCACAAGGGCAACAGCCTCCTGTGCCGCCGATCCCTATGGGTCAGGCGGCTCCTATGATGTCTCAACCGATGGCGGCTCCTGCGGAGGAACTACCGCCAGAGTTGTTGGCTATGTTGGCGGCGGGTATCCCGCCGTCGCCAACAGGATAATTAGAACGGGATTCTATATAGTATGAGCAACCTTTATGGACTCTGGATTGGAGACATTCGTGTCTGAACAAAATATTGATGTTGGTGTGGAAAGTCCCGTTGTGGACACCGAAGCCCCAGCGGTGGCAGAAGATACTACATCTTACGATTATGTTGACCCTAATGCTTTCGACGGAAAGTATGTGAAAGTCAAGGTCGATGGGGAGGACGTTAGTGTTCCCTTCGGTGAGGCGATTCAAGGGTATCAGCGTCAGGCTGATTATACTCGTAAGACGCAAGAACTTTCGTCACAAAGAGAGCAGTTGGGCTACGCCCAAACTTTGCAACAAGCGTTAGAAAGTAATCCACAGGAAACCATTGACCTGTTGACACGTCATTATGGTGTGACGACAGCAAATCAGATGGTGGCCGATGCAAGTGTTAGCGAACCACAGTCGCAGGTTCCAGAGTTCGATGATCCGTTGGAGAAACGAATTTGGGAAACTGAACAGCGGATTCAACAGTATGAGCAGGAGCGTGCTAACCAACAGTTGCAGGGTGAGATTGGCAGACTGCAATCTACATATGAAGATTTTGACCCACAGGAAGTTGTCCGTTTAGCGTTGCAAAACAACACGACGGACTTGGAAGGAACATACAAGCAGATTGCTTTTGACAGGCTGGTCAATCAGGTGCGTGCCCAACAGGAAGCGCCCCAGATTCTCGCCCAACAGGAGCAGGCTGTGACGGATGCTAAGCGTGACGCTGGATTTGTCGAGGGTGGCGCTACCGCAAACAGTCCTTCCGCTACCAGTGAGTTCAAGCCTTCTAGTATTAGCGAAGCATGGGCGCTCGCTAAACAGCAACTCAGCATGTAATTTATTCAATTTAGATAGGAGTCTAAAATGGCAGGAAACTCAAGTTTCGATGCGTTGCTGTCTACTACGATTGCGAACTACCGTGATCAGTTGACAGACAACATTTTCACTGCACGTCCGCTTACGAACCACCTCGTTGAGGGTGGCCGTATGCGTATGGTGGATGGTGGCACAAAGATTGTGGAACCATTGATCTACGGGCAGAACGGTACCGTCGGTTCATACTCTGGATACGACACTATTTCCCTGACCGCTCAGGAAGGCATCTCGGCCGCAGAGTACGAATGGAAGCAGTACGCCGCTTCCATCGCAATCAGCGGTATTGAAGAAGCCAAGAACAACGGTGAGGCCGCAATCATCAACCTTCTGGAAGCAAAGATTATGCAGGCAGAAGAGTCGATGCGTGAAGGTTTCAACACGATGTTTTTCGCTGACGGAACAGGCAACTCAGGTAAGGACTGGAACGGTCTTGCTAATCTGGTTGATTCAACTGGCACCGTTGGTGGCATTGATTCAACTGGATCAGGCAACGGTTTCTGGCAGTCATATGAAGAGGGTACCGCTGGTGCTCTAAGTCTGGCTGACATGTCAACCGCTTACAACTCTGTGTCAGTTGGTAATGACCATCCTGACATGGTGCTCACAACGCAAACCCTTTTCGAGAAGTACGAGTCACTTCTTCAACCGCAACTCCGTTACACGGATGCTAAGACGGCTGATGCAGGTTTCCAAAACCTTCTCTTCAAGTCGGCTCCCGTTGTGTATGATACGCATTGCACCGCTGGTGTGATGTTCTTCATCAACTCCAAGTACCTGACCCTCGTTGGTCACTCAGGCAAGTGGTTTGAGCAGACAGAATTTGTCCGCCCAGAGAACCTTGATGCGCAGTATGCACTCATCATGTGCTACGGCAACCTGACCTGCCGCAATCGTGCGAAGCAGGGCAAGTTGACGGGTCGCACCGCCTAATAGCATTGTTGTGTGGCATGTAACCTTCGTGGTTACATGTCACACACTTTGACTGTACAAAGAGAATAGGACGGTAAATGGTAGGAGTTCCCGCATACTCGCTTTACGGTAGGCCAGCAGTGGATTCTAGGTTGGCGCACATGGAAGGAGCACGTTTGGCGGCTCCGTCTGCACCGTATCTAGGTCGTGGCAATCTGTGTACCGCTAATGAAGATACGTGCACAGGCCGCAAGGCCGTGGGCACGGACTACTGTTACGGTCACGCAAGGTCGATGGGTCTAGTTAAGAAGAAAGAGGAAACCGATGGCACGACTGACGCTGGCTGATATCCGTTCACGTGCCCGTGAAGTTGCAGAAGTTTCTTCTGCCGACGTTTCTGACACGTTGATGGATTTGTTTATCCGTGACGGGTACAACAGGATTATCGATTTGGAACGGCGCTGGCCGTTCCTTGAAGTGTCGTTCGACATGACCACGACTGCTGACCAGCAGGCGTACACGATTAACGATTTCACTAGCCACAATATTCGAGAAGTTGTCAGCATTGTCGATCCTGACAACATGCGTTTAGATTTCATTTCGTATGAGATTGCTGAAGAAACATTCAAAACGAATGATGCCCCTACTGGTCGTCCAATGTTTGCGTCACATTGGGCTGACAAAATCCATTTATTCCCTACACCCAAAGCGGTCTACACACTGAATGTCCGTGCGTATCGCGAGCCTACGGATTGGATTACCGCCAACACTACCCCAGATGGGGTTGAGGCGTTCGATCTGGCGCTAGTTGATTATGCTGTGGCTAGGTCATACAAGATGCAGGAAGCGTTTGTTCCTGCACAAGAGTTTGAACGATCATTTAACGACACGATTTCTTTTGCTAGGCGTGACATTATGAAAGCAGATTCGTATGCCCCTGTACAGTTATCTGGTGGTGGTCATGTGAAATCTTGGGGTCGTCATCCGAGGTTCCGATGACCAGCGTTTTTGCTGTTGAAGATTTTACTGGAGGATTGAATTTGCGTGCCGATGTGTTTAACATCGGCAAGAACGAATCGCCTGACTTGTTGAATGTTGACATTGACCCTAGGGGTGGTGTCGCTATGCGGGCTGGTTCACAGGAAATGAACACTAGGACGTTGATTGGTTCGGCATACACTCCGCATCGTTTGTATCATTGGCGTAGGAGTTTCCCTAACCAACAGTTGTTATTTGCGTTAAGCAATAAAGTGCATTTTGCTACTGAAACCGATTTCACTGATTTGGGTATCACTACGTCAAATGCTCATGGCGCAGAGTTTGCTCAGTGGATTGGTGAAACAGAGTATTTGTATATTGCGGCGGGTCAGTCCACCACCAGTTACAGGTGGGATGGCACTACCGCTACTGCCCTTAGTGATCCTGCCCCATCGAACTGGGCGGACGACTTGTTGTCGCCCACCACAGGATATATGCCTAAAGCGGAACACATAGCAGAACATGTCGATCGTGTTTGGGTGGCTCAAACGGAAGAGAACGGCGTTGAGCATCCTGATCGGGTGCGTTGGTCACACCCGTTGTTTCCTGAGGCGTGGCGTGAAAACGATTTTATTGATGTTGTCGGTGGGGGGAGCGGTATTCGTGCTCTAGTTCCGTTCTCTAACCATATTCTTGTGTTCAAAGACCATGCTGTGTTTGCTATCTACGGG